TCAAAACGCTTACCAAGGTTTTGCTAAAGACAACTATTCAATGCTGGATAACTTGAAACTCGGTTACGGTGGTACCATGTCCGAAATGGCTCGCTTGGTCAATGAATCTGGTGTCTTGAATGGTGAATTTGAGGCCACAGCTGATAATATCCGTGACATTCCATTCCATACCTTGATTGATGCCATCGGCATTACTCAAGATAGGCTAGGTGTTACTGGAACGACCGCAAAAGAAGCGAGTACAACAGTTTCAGGGTCGTTTAATTCCATGAAGGCTGCCGCTGAAAACTTAGTGTCTGGCCTCGGTAATAACGAAGCTAATATCCAGCAGCTAATGGAAAACATGAAGCAGACTATCATCACGTTTAAAGACAATGTGGTGCGTGTTCTAGGCACTATCTGGGACAACCTGCCAGTTGACGGCTGGGTTAAATGGGCAGCGCTTATCGTTGGAGCAGCGGGGCCTATTATCGCAATACTTGGGACCTTAATCATTTGGGTCGGAAACGTCGTGTCTGCATTAAGCACAATCGGTGGCGCCATCAGTTCGCTTGCAGGGTTCTTCTCAAGCGGCGCAGCAGCAGTAGAAGGTTTTTCAATGGCTTTCGAAGGCGGTGAAGCTACGATGGTTTCATTTGGTAGTGCTGCCAGTGGGGTTTCGGCTGCAGCTCTTGCAGCATTCGCCGGGATTGCGTTAGCTGTCGGAATGGTAGTAGCTGCGCTTATTGATCTATGGAATAATAGCGAAAATTTCCGTTCGCAAGTCATTGCAATTTGGGAAACTATCAAGAGTGCGATTACTAACGCCGTTCAAGCCATTGTGTCGTTTGTTATGTCAATATGGGGCCAGTTGACTTCCTTCTGGAATGAAAATCACGCCTTAATTATGCAGACAGCAACGACTTACTGGAATATGTTCAAGGGCATGATTGAAAACGTCATGAACGCAATTCTTCCAGTGGTTCAAACTGGATTGAATTTGCTAATTACACTGTTCTCGACAAGTTGGCAAATGATCACGACTGTTATTTCAACAGTCATTGAAGTTATCTTAAATATCATCAAGATGGGGATGCAGATTCTGCAAGGTGACTGGTCTGGAGCGTGGGAAACGTTCAAAACCATCTTGTCTACTGTTTGGGAAGGCATCAAGTCGCTTGTTTCAATCGGTATCAATGCTATCGGCCCAATTATCCAAGCGGGAATTCAGTTCATTCTTGCTATCTGGAACGCAGCATGGGCATTGTTAGCTGTTCCATTCCAAGCGCTTTGGGCGTTGCTTCAATCTATCGCTGGTGGGGCTATGTCTGCCATTAGTGGTGTTATTAGCGCTGGGATTGCTGTGATCCAGTCCATTTGGTCAGCGGCATGGACAGTTATCCAGACAGTTTTCTCAACGGTTTGGAACACAATCATGTCTATTCTGTCACCTATCATGGCTGGTATCTCAAGTATTATTTCAAGCACGCTTTCAGCTATTCAAGCGATTTGGAACGCTATCTGGACTGGAATTCAAGCTGTTTTAGCTGGTGTATTGGCTGCTATTGTCGGACTAGTTACTGGCAACTTCTCGCAAGTTCAATCAGCTATCACGTCAATCATGTCAGCTATTCAAGCAACTATCAGCGCAATTTGGAACGCTATTCTGTCGCTTATCAGTAGCGTGTTGAGTGCAATAGCTAGCACTGTATCAAGTACATGGTCAGCTATCCAGTCAATCGTTTCAAGCGCTATGAGTTCCATTCAGAGCATTATCAGCTCAGCTTGGAGTGCTGTTAGATCAGCAGTATCAAGCGCCATGAGCTCAATCCAATCAGCTATCACTAGCGGATTCAGTGCGGTTGTATCGGCAGTAACAAGTGCTGGTCAGCGTATCATTTCAGCGGTTCGCTCAGCGTTCAGCGGTGCACTAAGTGCAGCCCGTGGATTTGTTGGACAAGCTGCAAGCGTCGGTTCTCAATTGATTAGCGGTTTCGTTAACGGGGTTAAATCAGCAGCTGGGAAACTGATTTCGGCTGTTAAAGGTGCTGTAAGTAACGCCATTAACGGAGCTAAAGCCTTGCTTGGTATCAAATCACCATCCCGTGTATTCCGTCAATTCGGTATCTATACGGATAAAGGTTTCATTATCGGTATTGATAGCAAAGCTGACCAAGTGGCCCGTTCTATGCGCTATATGGCTCAAGGTGCTATCGACGCATTCACCGGTCAAAATATCAACGGAGCTATCAATGATGAACTTGGTAGCATGGATGGTCAGTTAGGTCGTTTGGCAGGGTATGACCCATCCGTTTCGTTCAATGGCGGCAAGATGTCAGTTACTCAACAGGCAGCGGATATCGTGCTTAAAATGGGCGATACAACTTACAGAGCATTTACTAATGACATTACTAACGCTCAATCAATGGAATTAATGCTTGATAACTATTAAGAGAGAAAAGAGGTTTTAGCTAATGTATGATTATGCTTCATTGAAGCGCACGGAATCAACAGTGCTGCAAAGAGCACCGGTTGATAACATGCGTATCAACGGTACGCCTATAGAAGATATCATCCAAGGGTATCGACAACTTACGGTCAAAGGTCGTTCATTGCTCAATCGTGAAATTTCAACTACTCGTGTTCCTGGACGCCGTGGCGTCTGGGTGGATAGCGTCAATGACTCAGAGCGTGAGATTGAAGTTAAGTATCAGTTAACGACAGTCACCAGCCAAGTCATGAGGACCTCTTTCCGAGAGCTAAACCGCATCTTGAGAGAAGTAGGCCCTAGCGGCTATCTCGAAGTAACCTTTGATGA